CCTTTGATAACATTTGGTTTGAGATACATCAGTGCCATGGCGCAAGATGAACTAAAGCAAGTGCGCCACCACTGGGTATAGTTATCTCGTTGGGATTGATAAGGGACATTAAGAACTTTATAACCCAGGTTATTTTTGCTTTGATCTTTATTTTCTTTCAAACCATCCCAATGTTCGTTATAAACCCACCAGGTTCCCATGCCATACGGAAACTGAACAAGAGTGTGATTATGCTCTGATTTAACAATCTTACAAGATTTATAACAACGACCTTTAATTACTTTAGCTTTTTCATTTGATTTTAATTTAGAAGAAGCAACAGTTTTTTTCTTTAGCCAAGTGTTGTAATTTGTACAGAGTTCTACAATACGCTCTTCTAGGGTAAAGAGTTTTACTTCTGCTTCACGCCGTCGTGTCAGGCCAGGAAGAGGACCGTTGGCACCTTTATTCCAACGAGGTAGTTCTTCTTCAGCAACGGTATTAGGATCCTCTCCTGCATTCAGTCGTTTACGTAGTGTTGATTGCTCCAGAGCACCATCACCACAATTAAAGGTAAATGAAACTAAAGCATCAAATTGATTTTGAGTAAGGTCAATATCAATAAGTTCTTCTACTGCACGTTCAAACACTTCAAGATCATCACGAAGAAACTGTTCTGCTTGTTCTTCTGTAATGATTTGCCCGACCCAAACATCAGGACCAGTATGTCCGTATCCAATGGTAAGAACACCACTGGAACAGTAATAGGAATCTAAACGTAAACCTTCAAACTCTTTAATGAGGTTTACACCTGTTTGTGAGGTATACATTAATAGTAAGTTGATCTTTACTATTAATATAAGATACCAAGTTAAAGATTATTTATTTAGAAGTGCTTCAATCTGTTCACGGGATTCAAAACCCCAAGATGCAGCAGCACCTGCATTCCATTCCTTACGGATCACAGGTTCGATGTAACCGTCATCACCAGGCCTGAGCATGTGATCATAGCCTTCGGGGTATTCAGCGTCATCGAAGGTGATGTAGTCATTCAATAGATTCTGAAGCAACTGTTGTTTTGCTTCGGTGTTGGAAGAACCTTGAAGGTCCGCTGGTGTGTTGATGATGTTCATGATGGTGTTTTAGCAAGTTACAAGGTGCTCGGCGGCGAAACGCGCAGAACGGCTGGAGTTCGCGAACCATGGCTGATTGAGCCAGAGCGACGTGCGAGAACCGGAATTGGACCCGCCGTTCCAGTTGCCACCCAGCATGACCGCAACAAGAGAATCATCATTTCCTTGCTGATAAACATCACCACGACCCCGCGTTACGCCCGTACGCCAGTCAAAAGTTTGACTGTTTACATCTCTAAACAAAAGGTCAGCACCCCATGAGTACAAAGTGCCTGTTGCTTGCGCCAGCCCCCATTTGGAAGCTCGTTCCCAAATCACAGTGCCTGGATCAGTTCCACGACTGCCTGCTTCTGGCGCACCAAATGCAGCAACTTGAAATTCGCTCATTGTTAGCAAACGCTTGCCAAAGCTGCTAGCAACCTCACAGAAGTCGTACCAACAACCAGCCAATAGTGGGCTGTCATCCACATAAGTAGTAGCACCATTGCCACCGTAAAAAGCAGGTATTAATGGATGGCTAGAACCATCAGCGATTGTCAATCCGATCTTGCTGCTCGGTACTGCGGTGAAGTCAGAACCTGCATAGCTGGTGGATCCGCAGAAATAAAGATCACACCAGAACCTTTCATCGACGCATGTCATCCCCCTTGGATCAGGACAAGCCGGACGCCATGTCAGATCCCAGATGCTGTATTCAAGGATCTCAGCTGCTGCAGTTGGGCTGCCGTTATTGACTGCTGTCGGACGACCGCTTGGGATGTGATGAAAACCGCCAACAATTGAACCGCCGGTAGCGCCTGCAGGAGCACTGGTGAAGCTGGCATCGGCCACTAAAGCGCCAGTGGTTGGATGCTGCCAGATGGCATAATCAGCATTGTCGCTGAAGCTGCCAGGCATCGTTACTGCTGTTGCTGTTGAATAGAAGAATCCATTCAATGCAGAATCTGCTGCAATACTTACAGTTAATGCTGCGGTTTTGTAAAACAGCGGACCACGATGCAGTGGTGGGCGACGATTGAAGCCTTTTAGGATGTTATAAGTACCTGCAACATGCAGTTTTGCGTTGGGTGTTGATGTATTAATACCTACGTCACCAGCAGAATCAATCCTTACTGCATCATTACCATTTGTTACAAGTCCTAATTCATTAGCGGCTGGATTATAGATTCCAGTATCTAGGTCTGTATCAAAAGTAATGGATGGAGCAGATTCTGATCCCGATGGATAGTTAACACCAACATTAACGTAATCAGCACCAGCAAGAATAACACCGAAGAAATCTTCTCCACTGCCTGGTGCAGAACTAAAAACAATATTGCCACCACTAAATCTAAATCCATTAGTACCACTTGGATCTGGTTCTTGGATAACACCACCAACAGAGATTAAGCACTGTTGTTCATTAATGGGAAACGGTACGGGAGTTACACCACCAACTAACAGAGCAAAGGATGTTGTTGATCCATTAAAGCTACCACTAATGTCATCAATAATTTGATAACTTTGATAAGCAACTTGTAGATCATTCCCAATGTAAGCCATCTGTAATTTCTATCTAGTAAGTATTATTCTACAGGAGTTGTATTAGGTCCTGATGTTGAAGGCTGTGTAGGCCAGACCACATCTTCAGGATTGTCATAGGTCTGGGGAAGGTCACGTAGGATCTGACGATAGGCTGCCCATTGTGCTTGATCTACTGTAGCTCCTGGCAGCACGGTCCAATCAGTTTCACGGATCAGTTGATCGCGTTTTGAGCGAATGGTGTCCCAGGTAATGGGAGGTTCAGTGTAGGATTTTGCTACAGCACCAGAGCGCAGGAAGGCTGCGTAGTCGCGGTTGAGAGGGTCAGCCGGAACGAAGGCGATGTTGCCTCGCTCGTCTTCACGCTTGAGCGTGGTCTGCTCAGCTTCGTTCCAAGTGTAGGTGTAGGGCATTGGATTCAAAAAAGACATTAGGTTTTCTCTTCTACAATTCTGCGTCGGCTTTTAGTGTAAACTGAAAAGTTCCACCGTTTCCACTACTGGTTGTTAAATTCAGGGCTCCAGCAAAAAGGGGACAGCCATTCTTCCAGACTTTGTTGTTCCATAGATCACCTACGACCGGATTAAAATTTTGATAAATACCGTCGTTTGTACCGGTATTCAATGTAACCGTAGGCGCGGCGCGCATTTCTACGGGAAAGTCCATAAAACCCAACAAAGCTGCGCCGCTATTTGTATTAGAAGGAATCCAAAATCCACCCGTTCTGCGTCCTTCTCTGGTTGCCGAAAAGTAATACCTCTGACACAACGCCATCTCCTGCCCGTAGCTCCTCTGTTCAAAAGGTGTAACAGTATCACCAATTTCTAATTGAACATCAGCTAAATAAAGAAAATCTCCAGCTGTTGGATTGGTTGCATCATCAGACCAAATGAATACAATGACATTGGCCGTAGATGCTGTATCAATGTCTGCTGTTACTGAATAAGTTGCCCAGCTTGTAGTAACACCTAAATCTGCTGGTGTATTTTCAAATGTTGCATTAGCAATCAGTGTTGGTGTTGTTCCATCAGCATTCCAAGCACTGATAATGTCACTGGTAACTGTATCTTCTGTGCCTGACCAAGATACAATTGCTGCTTTTACTGTATCAATTCGAGCATCAGAAACTTTTGCTTTAAAAGATAAAGTTGCTGTATTACCAATTAGGCCAACACAATTAACACCTTCAATGATTTGAGCAATGCCAAACTTTTCACCAGTAGTTTCAACATCTAAAGCAATAGAGTATTTACCGCCGGTTGGAACTTCAGTTGTTTCTTGGCTAACATCAATTGTATCGCTTCCTTCACTAAGAACATACCAACGATCTAATGTATAGGTATCATCTGCATTGGTAGTACCACCAGAAAAACTGGTACCCCGTTGTGCAATAGAGAAGTCTCCATTAATTAAACGATTACCAAAAGATCCAGTTGCTGGAAAAACGTTATCATTTAATCTTGCAAGATCTACTTCAGTTAGTGCCATTATCGATTACCTCCTTACGGTGTCTGTTCAAGATAACTAACAGTTAAATCAATTGCAGTTGCTGTTCCAGAACGCGCCTGAAGTTTATCACTGGCCTCAAGAATAACTTTGTTACCACTAATAATCTCAAGGGTAGAACCAGCAGGAACAGGTGCATCCTTAATTAAGTAAACATCGTCACCACTATTTTTATCAATGTAAATATCAACATCAGCACTGGTGCCTGTTTTATTGGAAGCAAGAACACTCAAGATGATAAGTGTTGCTGTACCACCAGCAGTAACAACTGTCGCTGATGCATCAGTAATAACAGCAGTTACCAGGCTGGACTTCGTATCGTTCTTGAAAGTATTTGCCATATCAGCCTAAAGCAAC